CTTTTAAGAAATGGCATCAAAACACCAATCAAAGATAATAAAGAAAATGGAGGCAGATGGATGGTATGTGGTTAATCTTATCAAAACAAATAAGAACGGCATCCCAGACTTGATGTGTCTAAAGGATGGTAAATGTGTTTTCATTGAATGCAAAGAATATACAGATACCTTAAAGCCATTGCAAAAATTTAGGATTGAAGAACTAAACAGAATGGGATTTACTGCTTATGTGGATAAGGCTGAAAAAATTAAATAAGTTACATATTAAATATTTATATATACTTTTGTAATACATTAACAATGAATAAAGCACAAATCATAGAGGCTATCTACAAAGACTCTGCTTACCGAAACGTATGCAGAAACATAGCCTCACCTGCTTTATTTGAAGACTTGTTTCACGAGGTTATAATTAATCTTTTGGATATGCCTGATGAGAAAATACTCGAGGCTAAAGAAAAAAAATATTTAAAGTTCTTATTCGTAAAAATAGCACACAACTCTTGGAACTCGAAGCATTCGCCATTCTATCGCAAGTATAGGCACAATGACCAAACCGAAAGCATAGACTTGTTGATTGGTTTAGAAGGTGACTTAGACCCTGAACTTGAAAATAGAGAAGATGTGTTTCAAAGTTTCACCCAAGAAGTAAAAGACAAGATTGATAGCTTAGATTGGTATGACCAGACACTTTTAAAACTTTACATTGACATTGGCGAGTTCAGGAAGATTTCAGTAATGACTGGCATTAAATACGGAGCAGTCCAATACACGATACAAAAAACAATTAAAAAACTAAAACTAGATAACTATGACAGATTTAAAAACTTTTCTGATTCTTACAACTCTTAGCGCATCCTTCGGGATTGGAGCGAGTGATTTTTTAACCAACATTTACGGCAAACTATTCGGGGAGCAACTAGCTAAACCCTTTGGATGTTCATTCTGTATGGCGTTTTGGGGCGGTTTAAGCTACTCTTTGTATTTAGGCAATGGAATAGTTGATTCTTTTATGATTGGTTGCGCTAGTAGCGTAATGAGTGCGTTTATTTCTAAATACCTAAACGTATGAATCAAGAACAATACGAAAGACTAAAACCATTTAAAGAAAGATGGCTTACATTTAAAACTAATCACGCAATGAAGTGGAGCGGCTTAGAGATATTAGCATTCCAGCAAGCCCACAAAGATTTGTTTGGATATGTAACTGCAAACATTCATTGCGGTAACTGCCAGAACGAAATGATTCACAAAGTTTTTAATGCCTTTGAAGAATATGAATCTAAAATTTAAACACTCAGGAGCAAGTGGAGATATACTCTACTCTATGCCTGCCATTCAGAAAGCCTGCGAGATACACGACAAAGAAGCAGTTCTTTACATAAACGTAAACGCACCTAATGTTGGTGGCAATCCTACCTTTAAACACGCTTACGGAGATGTGATGCTGAACGATTACGCTTATAAGATGCTCAGACCTTTGCTAATGGAGTTTGACTTTATTTACGATGTGTTGCCTTATAGGAATCAGAAAGTAGATTACGACCTAGACAAGTTTAGGAGCATAGGAATGAATCTAGCAGCCTACGATATAAAACGATGGTATGCTTTAGCGTTTCCTGAGTTAACAAATGTAAACTACTCAGAGCGGATGTTGCACATTGATACTGCTCCAAATGATTACATAGTGGTAAATAGAACCGAGAGGTATCAAAACCCAAACATAGACTACACAGTCTTAAACGACCTTAAAGAAACAATTTACTTCACAGGTTCAACTGCCGAGTATTCAATATTTAGTCAAAAAGTAAACTGCAAGTATTTAGCAGTAGAAAACTTCTTAGACTTAGCACGGATTATAAACAACTCAAAGCTATTTATTGGGAATCAATCAATGAACTTTGCAATAGCTGAATCTTTAAAATGTAAGCGAGCATTAGAGATATGCTTTTATGCACCCAACGTAATTCCTGCAGGTGGTGAATACTTTGAGTTATGGAATACTGAAGGATTAATTAATGCAATAAAATGAAAATACTACTAGTAACAGGTCAAAAAATAATGGGTGGGGAATACCACAGGTTAATCGTTCCTCATTCTAAGATGCACTTGCACGGACACGAGGTCAGCCAAATGACAAGCATTGACCACGTTCCTGAATCGCAGTTGTCGCAGTTCGATTTAATTATTGCAAGCAGGTCAATCTCAAGAATAGGCAATGAAGAAAACGTATGGAAGATTCTTAAAAGATTGGGCATCCCCGTTATAATAGATACTGATGACCATTATCAGTTAAGCGATAGCCACGTTCTAAAAAAAGAGTGGAAGCTAAACCATAGGGCAGAGGCATTGATTTACAACTTTAGCCAAGCGGATGCTATTATGGTGACAACTCCTTACCTTAAGTATGTGGTATCTCAGTTTAACAAAAACGTAGAAGTCTTTCCAAACACCATAGACTTTGAGCAGCCTCAGTTCATACCTAACCCAGAGATTGCAGCAATGAAGTCCGATTTGGTCAACATTGGATGGAGTGGTTCAGTAACTCACTTAGAAGATTTACAACTAATCGAAGGCGAAATCCTATCTTTGAATAAAAGTCCGTACAAAGATTACAAGTTTATGCTTGCAGGCTTTTACGATGGTGATTCGATTTGGCATAAGTACGAAAAGATATTTACTTCAAACTACATCTTAGATGACAATAACTACGGCAGGATAAACGCAGCAGATGTGTATAGCTATGCACAAGCGTATAATTTAATGGACATTGGATTGATTCCTTTAAGATATAACGAGTTCAATAGAGCAAAGTCAGAATTAAAGATGTTGGAAATGGGTGCGTTCGGTTTAGGTGTAATCGTTTCGGATGTTGAATCCTACCAATGGATGAGCAAACACGGCAAGAACTGTCTAGTGGCAGGTAAAAAGGATTGGTACAAGGCAATGCGCAGATTGATTGAGAACCCTGAGTTAAGAAAAGACTTAGGCAGCCAACTAAAAGAAGATGTTATGAAAAATAGCAATGAAGCGTTATGGCGTAAGTATCGGATGGAATACTACGAGAGTATTATAAGTAACAAATAATATATTTAAAGTTATGGGAAGACCTTTTGGAACAAAGAAAATAGAATCTCCAGAAAGACTAATGGAGTTATTCGAACAATATAAAAATTATATTAAAGCAAATCCATTCTTAGTACAAGACTATGTAGGTAAGGATGGAGTAGAAGTATTTAGAACTAAAGAAAAGCCATTGACAATAGATGGGTTTGAAACGTGGTTATTTCAAAACGCTTTTATAGGCGATTTAAGCCATTATTTTGCAAATACTAATGGTTCGTACTCAGATTTTTTAACTATCTGTTATGCGATACGCAAAGAATGCAGGAACGACCAAATCAATGGAGGTATGGCAGGCATCTATAATCCGAGCATAACACAGCGTTTAAATGGGCTAACAGAAAAGAGCGAAATTAAACAAGATGTTAGCATCAGTAAAATGCCTGAATGGTTAAAAGCACCGATTGAAAACAATGAGGTTTAATCCTAACTTAGTTCATATTGATAATACGTTTAAGGTAGACCGAAAAAGAATAGCAATCCTGCAAGGCGGGAGTAGGTCAGGTAAAACTTATTCAGCCCTGCAATGGATTGTAAGAACCTGCGTAGAGCATACAGGACTAACCTATTCAATAGTGCGTAAAACTTTGCCTGCGTTAAAGGCATCCTCAATGCGTGACTTCTTCGATATACTAAAGGAGGCTGAACTATACTCAGAGGCTAACCACAACAAGACCGAGAACACTTATCTGCTTAATGACAACCTAATCGAGTTCTTTAGTGTAGATGATGCCAGCAAGATAAGAGGGCGAAAGCGTGATATCCTATTTGCCAATGAAGCCAATGAACTTGAACTTGAAGATTGGAGGCAGTTGCTACTAAGAACCACAGGCAAGGTGATAATTGATTACAACCCATCTGACTTTGAACATTGGATTTATGAACAAGTGATTCCTAGAGAGGATGCTAAGTTATTAATCACTACCTATAAGGATAATCCACATTTGCCTGAATCACTTAAGAAAGAGATTGAACAATTAGAGAGTGCCGACCCAGAGTATTGGAAAATATTTGGACTAGGGCAAAGAGGGCAGCTAAAAGGTTTAGTGTTCAATAACTTTACTGAGGGCTACCAAGTGCCACAAGATGCTACGTTCATAGGATATGGGTTAGATTGGGGTTTTAGTAATGACCCGACTGCGATAGTTTCATTTTACAAGTATAACCAAGAACTTTACATCAGAGAAGAACTTTACGAACGTGGACTTACTAACCAAGACGTAGCCGACAAGTTAAGGAACATCGGAGTAGAACGTAGAGATGAGATATTTGCAGATAGTGCCGAACCTAAAAGTATTGAAGAAGTCTATCGTTTAGGTTACAATATTAAACCAACTGCAAAAGGAAAAGATTCGATTATTAACTCTATTGATATTATAAGACGTTACAAGCTAAATCTAATCGGTTCAAATCTACTTAGGGAGTTTAGAACTTACAAGTGGAAAATAGATAAAGCAGGTCACACGCTAAATGAACCAATCGATTTTAATAATCACTTAATAGATGCAACTAGGTATCTTGCACTAATGAAACTTCAAGAGAAAAACTCTGGCAAGTATACCATAATGCGAGCATAATCAACAAGTTAAAAAAACAATTACACAAAACTAAAATAATATATTTAATAACATGGAGCGGGAGTTCAAAGAAATAACCATCAAGGAATACGTTAGCACATTG